ATCAATACTATGAAAGTCTTCGTAAAAATATCAAATTATTGAGTACTCAGTCTGGGTACAAAAAGTATTTTGAATCATGGAATCCAAATTCGTTGACTGAACAAGATATCATGGTTGAGGATCTTAAAGATTTATTTGTTGAAACAAGGATTGACCCAAGGATTGAACAAGCATTACCTTTGTTAGCACGTATCAAAGAAACTTCCATGAAAGAAGCAGATATGTTTGAAGCATGGGCAGAAAATGTAGTTGAAGGTAACCTAACTGCAGAGGAAGAAGAAAATTTAAAAATGTCAATGAGCCAGCCACTTTTGGTTGGGTCTGATGCTCATAATGCAATTGAACAATTGCCCGATGCTCTTTCTCGGGACACAAAATTAACAGATATATTAAGAGATTTGGCAATTGCAGACCCAGATTCTAACATATGGGAGAACCCGCAAGTTGTACACCGTCTCGAAGAACTAGGCGTTGAGATTCCGGCATCTGTTGAACCCACACCAACAGAGCCAGCGCCTACGGAACCAGCACCGATTGAACCAGAACCTGTGGTCGAAAGCGTTATGTCCGAAGCTGATATGATAATTCAAGACTTGATAAATGGTGAACTAGACGCATATGACATAATGACCAGTCCCAAGACTCCTGCTGAAAATACGTTAGCAAGATGTTACAAGACATGTATGATGATGTTAGTATCGATTACCGCCTCCATCCAGATGACGACTTTGAACAAATTTTAGATATTGTGATGGACCGTATGACTGATGATCATGGTCAAGGTATCGATGAAGATAATACACCGGGCGCAATTGGATTTATGAAAGAACAAGATTCCTTCTTGAAACGCCTGCAAGAGCTAGCCAGTATCAAATAAATTGTCCACATCTGACAAATTTTGGTGTATTCTTCCGTTCACCGATGTGAATGTTTTTAAGAATAATGTGACTCCTTGTTGCGATTTTAAAAACAGCAAGCCAGAGTCCCTTGACACTTATTTTTCTAGTCAAACCATGGTCAAGGTCAAGCAACAATTGTTAGATGGCCAGATACCAAAAGAATGCAATACCTGTGTGGTCAAAGAACAGCAAAGCGGGCACAGTTTTCGAATTCTAGCAAACAAATTCAAAGAAACTGAATCTGTTGCTTTGCAACAGTCAGCTGATGCCAATACTTGGGATGTTCGACGAGTAATGGCAATTCCCAACAATGTGTGCAATCTCAAATGCTTGTCGTGCAACGGCGGTGCAAGTTTTATTCGTGGAGTAGAACTTGAAAAATTAGGATTAGAGTTCCGGCCCCGACTAACTGAAAATCCCAATCTAGATCGATTGCTGGATCTTGAGTTTGAAACATTAACAATCAGTGGCGGTGAGCCATTTGGTGATGGAGCAACATTACCATTGCTAGAAAAATTAATCAAGAGTGGGCGCAGCAAGCATGTTCAAATTGATATCAACACCAATCTTACTCTACTCAAAGAACCAGTGCTTGACAATTTAATAAACAATTTTAAAAAAGTCTACATCAAAGGCAGCATTGATGGTGTTGGTAAAGTCAATGAATATCTGCGGTACCCGTCCAAATGGGAAGATATCGAACAAGCAATGATGCTTTTGAAAAACACAGCAACTGAACATTGCGTCACTACTACTATAAGCAATCTAGCATTGCTTAGATCACACGAGTTGATTAATTGGGCAACAGAACTCGATGTGCATTCGTTCTTTGTTACTCCGGTGTTGTCTCCTACTACCATGGCGGCTGACTGTTTGCCAACCAAAGTCAAGCAGCAACTTCTTCTAAAGTACAATTCAATTAGAGAAAAATTCTCCCATCAAAACAACCCCAGACTCAATCACTACATAGATACATGCATACATCTATGTCAACCCAGTGATAGAGAAAAAAATTGGCCAGCAGCAGTAGAGTGGTTAAACAAACACGATCAACTGAGAGGTACCAATTACCTTGATGTGTTCCCTGAATTAGTTGGCTATTAAAATTTTTTAATTTCTCCGTCTTGTATAAATAACATTGACATCAGCAATGCTGTCGCGTATACTACAACAGTGCATGCGATACAACAGTTGTATGTCACAGGCAACTTTAAAATCTAAGAAACTTAGATAGGCAACAATCATAGGCAACTTTAGGAGAACATACTATGGCATCATTAGCAGAAATCCGCGCAAGACTACAGGCAGCAGAGAATAACAAAGGTGGGCAATCCACTGGAGGGGGCGACAATTCAATTTACGCCCATTGGAACATGGAAGAAGGACAAACCGCAATTGTGCGTTTTCTTCCAGACGGTAACACACAAAACACATTCTTTTGGCAAGAACGAGCAATGATTCGTTTGCCATTCAACGGCATCAAAGGTGAAATGGATTCTAAACAAGTGTACGTTCAAGTACCTTGTGTGGAAATGTGGAACGAAGCTTGTCCAATCTTGAGCGAAGTGCGCACCTGGTTCAAAGACAAAAGTCTTGAAGACATGGGTCGCAAGTATTGGAAGAAGCGCAGCTACATCTTCCAGGGCTTTGTGCATCAAAACCCCCTGAGCGATGACAAAACACCAGAGAATCCAATTCGTCGATTCATCATTGGTCCTCAGATTTTCACAATCATCAAAGCAGCTTTGATGGACAGTGAGATCGAAGAAATCCCAACAGACGCATTGCGTGGTTTGGACTTCCGTATCACCAAGACATCCAAGGGTGGCTATGCTGATTACAACACCAGTACATGGGCTCGTAAAGAGTCTGCATTGACTGAGGACGAACAGGCAGCAATTACAACACACGGCTTGTATGACTTGAGCACATTCTTGCCCAAGAAGCCAGGCGATGTTGAGATGCGTGTTATCAAAGAAATGTTTGAAGCCAGCGTTGACGGTCAACCATATGACACAGCTCGCTGGGGTCAATACTTCCGTCCAGCCGGAGTTCAGGCTCCAGCAGGTGCAGCACCAGCAATTGACGACGAAACAGCGCCTGCAGCACCAGTTGCTCGCGCACCAGCCCCAGCAGCAGCGCCTGTTGCTAACTGGGAAGATGATGCAGCTGAAGCAGCTTCTGCTCCAATTGCAGCTACCAAGCCTGCACAAAAAGCAGAAGATATCTTGGCTATGATTCGTAGCCGTCAAAAGACGTAATTAACTGTCTAAACAACGGGTGGCTTTGGCCACCCGTTTGCGTTATGCAATATATTGTTAACCCCTTTACAGAAATATTCAACAACGTTGAATCATTGTCTCAAAACATTACATTGATTGACCACTTGAACTCTGGGTTCAACTCAGACTACAAAAATATTGTACTAGATCGTCTTAATTCGTATGGTGCATCAGTTAACAAAAAGTTCAATGTTAGCTATGCGCAACCAATGCCAGAACAAGTTCGAAAAAATTATCCTTTCATTGAATTTAGATTCAATGGTCGTGTTACATTGATGCTTGATGAATTTGGATCTGCAAACGATTATGATACGCCCAACCCAGATTTTAAAAATTTCATAGCTAGTTTTAATGGTGTAGATCACGTTGGTCGAAAACTTCTAGTATCCATTCTCAATAAATTTGGATGGTACAATCCAGACTATTGTAGCAAGTTGTTTAGTTTTTCAATAGATGAACTAGATGGACACATAGCTGATTTCACTGGAGACAAAGAAAGATTTTATCGAAAATTTTTTATACCAGACACCAAGGACTTGAGCTTTTTATCATCAGTTAATCATTTTGAGTATCCTTCTGCAGAACGTATGAAGTCATTGCAAGGCCGTGTTATATTTGGACTTCGTACACAGATAATGCCTAGACTAGATAAAAGTTTTATACACTTAGTAAGTGAAACAGACGCAACTAGTTATGTTCCTTTTGTAACTGAAAAGTTTGCGCTTAGTGTGGTTGCTAAAAGTTTATTTGTTGGATATGCTCAACCTGGATGGCATGACCAATTGGTAAAATATTATGGATTTCGACTGTACACCAACTTGTTTGATTACAATTTTGATAACATCAGGAACCCAATTGAACGTTTGATTGCATTAACGTCCATGATCTCTAAGTTTAGTAACCTATCAGCTCACGACTGGCACGATCTATACCTATTAGAAAAAGATACAATTGATTACAACTACGATCACTTTTTTGGGAAAAAATATCTCAATAATTTGCAACAATATATAGACCAAGAACTATAAAATATAGTAACATACATACATTAAGGAAACATCATGGGAAAACCATTTGACATTAGCAAGTTCCGCAAGGAAATTACCAAGAGCATCGACGGCCTTAGTATTGGATTTAATGATCCTACGGACTGGATCAGCACAGGCAACTATGCCCTGAACTACTTGATCTCTGGCGACTTCAACCGTGGCATTCCACTGGGCAAAGTAACAGTGTTTGCCGGAGATTCAGGTGCAGGCAAAAGTTACATCTGTTCAGGCAACATCATCAAACACGCACAAGAGCAAGGCATCTTTGTTGTGCTGGTTGACAGTGAAAACGCTCTAGACGAAAACTGGCTCAAGGCACTTGGCGTTGACACAAGCGAAAGCAAACTGCTCAAGCTGAGTATGGCCATGATTGATGATGTGGCCAAGACCATTGCTACATTCATGAGTGACTACAAGGCCTTGCCCGATGGTGAGCGTCCCAAGGTGCTGTTTGTGATCGACAGCTTGGGCATGTTGTTGACTCCCACAGACGTTAACCAGTTTGAAGCAGGCGAAATGAAGGGTGACTTGGGTCGCAAGCCCAAAGCTCTTACAGCACTGGTTCGTAACTGTGTCAACATGTTTGGTAGCTACAACGTGGGCTTGGTGTGTACCAACCACACATACGCAAGCCAGGACATGTTTGATCCTGATGACAAGATCTCGGGTGGTCAAGGCTTTATCTATGCAAGCAGCATTGTGGTTGCTATGAAAAAGATGAAGCTGAAAGAAGACGAAGACGGCAACAAAGTGTCTGAAGTCAACGGCATTCGCGCAGGCTGCAAGGTCATGAAAACACGCTATGCCAAGCCCTTTGAAGGTGTGCAGGTCAAGATTCCATACACAACTGGTATGAGTCCTTACTCAGGTCTTACTGACTTGATTGAGAAAAAAGGCATGCTGAAAAAAGAAGGCAACAGTCTTGTGTTTACCACAAGCGAAGGTGAGATTATCAAGAAGTTCCGCAAAGGTTGGGAACGCAACGACGACGGTTGTCTGGACACTGTAATGAGCGACTTTGGCAACATCAAAGAGGAAGTTGTGGTTGAAACAGAAAGTGAAGGTGAATAATGCATAGCAACATTGCAAGCGAAATTTGGGGCGAACTTAAACGGTTTGTCAACACAGTTGATCGTGACGAAGCTGCTGACACACTGGTCAGTGTGTTGATCGACAATGACGAAGACCCAGAAGATATCAAATTGGCCTTCAAGGGAGATAGTGATATTAAACGTGCGTTAACTGCATATATGGATCAAGGCCATGACGAATCTGCCGAGGACGAAGACTATGAAGATGCTGATTACGACGACTCCGACGATGAAAATTACTAATGTGGTATAATCGTGTAGTCGCAGATCTTGGCAAGATTCCAGACTTTATTTCTTATTATGAGAAGGAACTCGATCAGGCCAAAGCTGAAGTTAAAATTGGCGGCTTGGTTGAGCGTAATCTCAAAGAATTGCCCGGGACCACTGAGCATAGATTTTATCAGTTGCAAGAAATTGAAGCTGTGCTCAGTTATCTCAACATACAGT